TTCAAAGATTTCATCATGTCGTTGTAAACCTCTTCTGTAATATCTTCAAAAGGAGCTTGGATATAAGTACCTCCATTATATGGTAATACACTTAATCCATTATAGTGCTTTCTGTTTTCCCACATCCATTCACCAGCCAATTCCCAATCTTCAGGTTTCAAACTGATTGTTGCTGATACGTTGTGTGTGTTTGAACCAGTTCTGTGACCAGGTCTTACCCACTCTTGTGTGATTTTCTTAACACGGTCCAACAATTGGAATGGAGATTCTGTTCTCAAAATTGCTCCTTCAGGAGATTTTTGTGGAACTGAAATAACTGCCGTGTCGTGTGGACGGAAGAATTCATCTTCAACCAACTCAGGGTGATACATTGCCAAGTATTGGTAAATTGCTTCGTTCTTACCAACACGGATTCTACGAAGGTAATAATCGTTGTGCCATGCGTGGATACCTGAAGATGTTCCCAATGTCAAAGATGTTGTCCCTGCTGGTTTTACGGTAGTTGTACGAGCCGACTTGTTAATACCAATCAACTCAGCAACTCTTGCGTTTTCTTCTTTAACAAGTTTAGCCGCTTCTTTCATGTTGTAACCCAATACAACACCTGAACCGATACCTGTCATTGATACTCCAATCAACGCATCTTTTTCAGTTGTACGTTTCCATACATCTCTCAAGTAATGGAAGTCGGTATAACCAGCTTGAAGTGTTCCGATGAAAGTTGCCGCTTTAACACGGTTGTTCAAATCTTCTTGTGATTCAATGTCAGAAACATTTACCTCACATAAGTTACAGAATTGGTTTGGTCTCAACGCGATTTCACAACATGGATTAGTTCCCCAATCTTTATCATTTGTAAAATAGATACCAGGTTCACCAGCTCCTGATGCTTCAACACGTTTCCACAAATCTAAGAAAAATTCTTTTGTAATTTTGTGTCTAACCAAAGCCGCTGAATTGTTAGCTCTACCTCTTTGTGGGTTTGTTTCCCACCATGTACCTGACTTACAAGAAATCATCTCTTGGTCATCAGCACTGAATAAAGAAATCAAAGCCGCTCTACGAATACCACCAGCAAGAACTGCGTCTGCAATGTGACATACCATATCGTGAACTTCAATTGATGATAATTTTTGACCATCTTCTTTTGCGTCCAACATACCTTTTAATTTGTGAATACAATCTTTCAAAGGTTGTGGTCCAGGTGCTTTACCACCTGATGTTACAAGTTGTGCTCCTTTTGGTCTAATATCTGAAAAATCAAATTCAGGTGTTGACAAATTTTCACCAAAGTAAGATTTCATTAATACTTTGATTGCGTCAGCCCAACCTTCAATTGAATCTCCAACTAAGAATCTTCTTGTTCTATTTGTATTAGGTTTTCTAATTTCAGGTAGTTTTTCTACGTGATGTTTTTGAACTGAATATCCAACACCTGTTCCACCTAACAATAAGAACATACTTTCAGCAAATGCGTCTAAGTGGTCAATCGGTAAATAAGCACAGTTGTAAATTCTGTTTGGTGAAATTTCAATTGGTTTACCTCCAAACTGCATTGAGCGCATTGATGGTAAAACTTTTTTATCATAAACATATTTGTACACTTCCAAAATTTCACCAGCTAGTTGTGGGTATTTTTTGATGTGCATGTTCATGTTTCTTGTTACTAACTCTTCCCACGTTTCCCTCCTGTTTACATCAGGTAAGAATTTAGCGTATTTCATATACACCGTGAGGTCTGACAATATCTTTTGTGATGCGTCCATTTTTTTGTTTTCTTCTTGTTTAAATTTTAATTAATTGTTTGTTGTTGTTTTCTTTTTGCCAATAGTTCATTGACTCTGTTCCTATTTCGTTCTTCTTTTTGTTCTTCAAGACCCAAGAAAGTTACTGAACTTTCTGTATCAATTTCCATGAGTTCATTGTCAAATTTACAATTTTCAAACACGACACCATCTCGTCCAATTCTTGATTTGGTAATAGCTATTGTTGCGAGTTTCATTTCTTTTTGTTGTAAACTCTTTGCAACTGTTATGATAACGTGTCCTACTTGTGCCTTTTTAATTGAACCACCCATTTGGTCAGTAGTAACAACATCTGATGATATTGAACTTCTATTTCCTTGAGTTGCAGTCCATCCTGCTACGTCCAATTCGTGACACATTGCTTCAAATCCTCTCATCACGGAACCTTCACTTTTCCATTCATCCCCTAAGTTTTTGTCAGGAACAACACAATCAATATAGTCTAAACTAATCATATCAATTTTTGTTCCTTCGGCAATCATCTTTCTAATTTGATTTTTGATTTGACTCATTGTTAAGGTATCAGAAGCATATTTCTTTAAAATCAACCTGTTTGTTGTATTTTCTTTAATATCTCTAACTTTTTCCATAACAACATCTTTGTGGAATGAAAGTTCATCAGGAGCAATTCCTGTCCAAAGTGTGAAGTGTTTTCTTTGGATAATTTTTGGGTTGTCTTCAAAAAATATTTGAAGAACGTTGTAACCTAAATTAAATGCGTGGTTACAAATTTTTGTTAGTACTGTTGTTTTACCAACACCTGTAGGTGCTAAGATTACACCCAATTCACCTTTTGCTAATCCACCTTTCAATAGATTATCAATACCTGCAATTCCCATTGGGATTGGGTGTCTATAATCTTCATCTAACACTTGGTCCAAATTTGTGAATACATCGTGTTCAGCTTCGTCAATTTCACCAACCTGAAGAGCTTTGTTAACCATCTCTTCTAATTGGTCATAACTTTCAAAGTCTCCTTTGTCAATAATCTTTTGAGCTTTGGTCATCACTTTTTGAAGTTCTTGTTGTTTACAGAACTTAAGTGCCTTTTCAATTACGAATTGGTGACCATCAAAACTTACATCACGAATTTGGGTTAATGTGTCAAGAACGATTTTTCTTGCACTGTCAGAACTAATCTCAGAACGAGTCAATTGGTCTAAAGTTTCAAAAGTAGGAACACTTTCGTACTTGACATAATACTCCTTAATCATTTGGGTAATGATTTTAAAGTATTGATTATCAAAGTATTTTGAATCCAATACATCAATAATCGCACGAGCAAATTCTTTATTTAGAATAAGTTGATTGATTAGTTGAATTTGAAATGTGTTACCTAAATACCCGAAATTTTTCTCGCTTGACATACTTGTTTTTATTTTGACGTGTTTTGATAAATACTATCAAGCAAGTTGATAATTCATATATGTTGTAGAAAAGTTTTCACCTGAAAAAATGTCAGTCAACGACTTCAAAATATTTTTTATCTCTGGTCGTATGTCTACGGTGTATCTAGCCTTTGGTGGGTATACCTTGGCGTCAAAACCCCTATGACAAATTGTCTGTTCCCCCATCTTAATGTATAGGTAAAACCATTCAGGTCCATCAGTTTTTGACGTATTCATGACTGAAGAGTCATTCATAATCAACTCTGCGTTTTCCGCCATGTAGTCCAAACTTTTGTCTTTCAAATATCTTTCCATGTATTCGGCAATGTTCTTCATGTAACCATGAAGTTCTAAACTGTGTTTTGCAGTCTCATTGTAACCCTTAACATTGAAAAACCTTTGAACGACGATGTTGTCGTTGAGTTTAATTAAAAACTCCATTTTCGTTAAATCTTGTGTTTCTTTCATAATTAATTGTTGTTATTGTATCGTTTTTTTTCTTTTCTTGTTAGTTTCATAATTGGTTGAAGGAATTCTACCCACGCATCGTCTTGTTTTGGTAGGTACTTAAAGAATCCGTCTTCAATCATCATTTTCATCAGATTCTTATATCCCCTACCGTCAGGGTCCATATCTTCTGAATAATAAAGTTCTACTTCTTTTTTTGCTTCTTCGGTCATTAAAGGATTTGACAAACTAACGATTTTTTCACGAATATCGTAGTATTCCTTTCCGTAGGTACCTGACTTGGTTGTACCTGATAATAAATTCTTGAGTGGCTTGATTGTGTCATCTATATCTAAAATTTCTTGTGCTCTTGTACAAATATAGTTAATATTTAATTCTCTTTCAATAACCTCAGGAAAATATTTAACTAATTTCTTTTCGCCGAAGCTATAAATTCCTTCAATGTTATCTGACTTGTCGCCCAATAAAATTTTAACTAATTTCACATTTGATATAGGCACTTCAATTGTACCTAATTTAATCTTGTGTTTGTCTGTAACCCATTGTTTTGCTATGGGTGAGTAGATGTGTACTTTTGGTGTGATAAGTTGTGTAAGGTCCTTATCTGAAGAAAGAATTGTTATTTTTTCTTCTTGACTTATTTGTGTGTAATAAGCAATTAAGTCATCACACTCGTGGTCGTCAATACCAATTTGTCTAATGAACATTTCTTCAAGATATTGTTTCAATCTTTCTTTTTGTCCATAATAAGATTCTTTCTTTTCTTCGTTCATTGTTAAACGACGGTTTTCCTTATATTCAGAAAACAGTAATTTTCTTTGGGACGAGTTATTATTCCCGTCCCAAAAAACTATTACCTTGTCGTAGTTATATTCCGATAGGAATCTACGAAGAACATTAACAAAGTGGAAAATACCCCCAATATGTTTTCCTTCGTGGTAGAAATCTCTAACCCCGTGAAATCCAATTTTGAATAAGTTATCTCCGTCAACTATTAAAGTTTTAACCACTTGTTTATTGTTTAATCAATTTCCTTTTCTTCTTTCAATTCAAAGTCCAATGATGTTACACCAAGAATATCTTTCCAATAGTCAGCATGTTCTTTTTTGTAATTCTCAATAGACACCTTCTCTTCAGCCGCTTCTTTACCTGCCAAGAATCCGTGTGGGGTTACAATGATTTTTCCATCCTCATATCCCAAACCATTGATGTGGTTTTTCATTACGGACACTTTTGTTCTGATTGCAAATTTAACACTTCTTTTGTCTTTTGTCGCTGTAATCTTGTTTGTACCTGCACCTTTTTGATTACCAAATAAGAATACCAAAGATGAGTTCAACCAAATTGCTTCACCACCTTTTGCTTTAATCTTTGGTTGACCAAATGGATTGTCAGGAAGTTCAACCCAAGGTTGATTAACAATAACCAATGTGTTTTCGTATTTTGAATCCGATTTACGTGAACCTGAAATACGTTGGTTGATACCCATTCCAATCTTATCTGCAAGTACTGATGCGTTGTGTTGTTTACCACCTTTACCATCGTAAGTCATCTTACATGGAACTGAACCTACTGAATCCCACAAGAATAATAAACTGTAATCCAATTCACCTTTTTCTTGTGCGTCTAACAAACTATTGATATAATCCGTAATCTGTTCAATGTAATTAAAATCATTGTTGAAGATGTAAAATCCATCCCAATCTGATTCACCCGTTTCTTCATCAACAACTTCTTCACATTCAAAACCCATTAGTTTTGCGTGTTCAAAAGACCATTTCTGTTCTGTAATAATGAATACAGGTAGGATACCTTTCTTTTGTGCATCAACAGCCGCTTTAACCAAAGCGGTTGTTTTTCCTGTGTCTGAGTGACCCAAGAACATATTTAAGTGTCCAATTGCAGGACCTGGAAGTCCAACCGCATCCAAGAAGTCAGAACCTAAGTCAAAAAATCTTTGCGGTTTGTACTTAGCTGAAGTAGAGAATTTTTTCTTTACTGAGCTGAAATCATTTTTTTTAATAGCCATATATGATATAAATTAATCATGTGCGGTACCGTACATGATACCGCACATGATGTGTTTTAGTTTATTAGAATGGTAATTCCTCGTCAGGTGACATACCTGCTTGTGGGTCCACAGGTGTTCCACCGAATACTTCAGTAGCGTCATCACCGTAAACATATTTTTTAGATTCTGAATCCCAACGTGGAACTTCTCCACGAGCAATTGCTTCTAAGTACTCAACAGGTTTCTTAGAGTAAACGTCCGCCCAAGTTGTTAGGTCGTTTTTCCAAGAATCCAATTGTTCAGCATCCTCTGACAATTTGCTTGGGTCATCATACATTACTGTTTGAATTGAAGTGTATTCTTTTCCTTTTGGTGTTTTTGATTTAACCAATTGGATAATCAAATCACGTCCTTCATTTGGGTCAGTCAAATTACCTTTAGCTCTCCAAATTGGAATGATTTTGTCCAAGATACCATCTTGCTTGTAGTTGTGTTTAAATCTCCAAAATTTAACACCATCTTCTTCATGGTCACGGTCAATAACCTTAACAATGTAAAATTTACGAGCTTTGTACTGTGCAGCCAAATCTTTGTCAGTTTGTTTGCCAGTTTTCATAAGTTCTTCGTAAACCTCTGTTAAAGGTGAACGTCCGCCTTCATTTTTGTCGGGGTCATAAAGTTTGTTGTAAGTACCGTTTACTTGGATTTCGTGGAACCATACTTCCTTGAAAGGAGATGAGCCATCTGTAGTTGGTAGGATTCGGATTCTTCTTTGTCCTGAGTTTTCACCTTTAGGAAGAATAGCCGCGAAATAACGCTTCATTCTGTCTTCTTGTGACATCATTGGTTGGTCACCAAATGGTTTTGTGTTTTGTTCGTACTGCGCCAGAACGGCATCGAATGTTTTGTCTGTCATCATAATTGTATTTTTTATCTTTTAATGTAAGATAAATATAACACAATTTTTTCAGAAATCAAATTAGTTTTGTAAACCTTGGTCAAAAGATTTTCTAACGCTCATCTTGTCGTAGTTTTCTACATCATCAGGTGTTAAAATATATTGTTCTTTACCTTGTTGTTTCATTTGTGGTTCTTTTTCAGTAAAGAAATCTGATAACTTTTGACTATAAGGACCAGAATCTAAAGACCTTAATTCCATTTTTTCTTCAGCACTTTTTGGTCTGTATTGTTCAACTTTGTCTTCAATTGAATTAATCTTTTCAAAGATTGAATCCATCTGAGCTAATTTACTTTCTAAATCATTTAATTTAGACATCATTGAATTCATGTATTCTTCCTGCTTTGACTGCATGTCTTTTTGTGAAGTAAC